AACCACGATATTTTTCGTGATGAAGAATACAGACAACACTTCCGTGAACTACGTGCTTATCATGTAATGAACGGAATGATTCTGTCTCATATTCCCATTCATGAGGAAAGTCTTGGTCGTTTCGGTGTAAACATTCATGGACACCTTCATGCAAATCGGGTAAAGATTGCTAAACATGCAAAAGCTAAGCCTGAAATTGATACTAGATATCATTGTGTTTGTGTTGAACAAACAGATTTTAGACCGATTCTTTTTGAAGATGTTATCAAAAGAATTAAAGAAGAAGGTGGTGAGGTCGGTTTCCGTAATGGAAACGGACCTACCATGTGATGCGAGTATGGGGGAATTGGTAGACCCAGCAGACTTAAAATCTGCCGCCATGTGCGTACCGGTTCGACTCCGGTTACTCGTACCAAATTTGGAGATTATATGAGAGTATTAGCAATTCATAGTGAACACGGAACACACCATTCGTCATGTTGTATATATGATGGTGATTCTATTATTTATTTCTTGGAAGAAAGATATAGTGGTGTCAAACACGATTATGGTTTGGAAAATTGTTTATTTAATGTTCTCAAAACCAATTTGACATTTGACAAAATTGTTGTTAGTGAATTTCACAATTTAGAAGTTTCAAACAACGATAATTATGATGAAAGATTATTAAAGAAGATATCAAAATCTTTGCCTTACATGACAAAGATTGCATTGACGGAACCAGGAAAATTCTTAGATGTTAATTCTGAAAATGTAGAAGAGCAAATTGTAACAGAAAATGAAATACCTCTACCCGAGTCTGTAGATGCATCGTTTATAACCGAATGGGATAAAATTTCTAATGGTTCTAAAAAATTCATACTATCATATTATAAAAAATACAATCATTTTCCTTTGATTGAGTATGATAGTAAACACCACCGAAATCACGCATCATTATCTTTTTATAATAGTGGTTTTGACAAAGCAATTATACTTGTTGCTGATGGTGCTGGTGAGGTAAATTTTGCAACAGCAGAAGATGGTAAATTTATTAATTATAAAGAGATTGAATCTTTATATGTTGGTGATTATCCCAGTTCAATAGAACCAATTTACAAAAACTTTGGATCGTATGAGGGACATAATTATACAAAAGAACTTGCAAGGTGGAAGAAAAACTATCCGTATTGTGAAGTTGTTTTTGGTAATTATATGGGTATAGGATTCTTATATGGCTGCGGTGCGATTCATATTAATGAAACAATGGAAGAAGCCGGCAAAGTGATGGGTTTATCTTCATACGGAAAAGCAACAAATAATAATTATATAAAAAATAATTACTTTGTTAACACCGATTTATTTGATTGTGCAGCACATGATTTTTTACCGATATTTGCACCACCAAATGGATATCCTGAAAATTTCAAATATAAACCTGTAAATCCAAATACATTAACGGAAAAAGGTGGTCCAGAAACAGTAATTGCTTTGAAAGGTTTATCTTTACAAAAGATTATCACAAAAACAAATTATAAACCTTATGCTGATTTTGCAAAAGATATACAGTTACAGACGCAGCAGATTGCTGTGAATTTAATAAAAAAAGCAATAGATAAAACTGGTATAAAAAAGGTTTGTGTTTCTGGTGGGTATGGAATGAATATACTTTCAAATTCATACTATGTAAAACAATTTCCTGATGTTGAGTTTTATTTTGAACCATTGTCGATTGATAGTGGAATTTCAATTGGTTGTGCAATGTATCATTATCACAAAGAAACTGGTGATTGCACTATTAGACCAGTTAAAAGTATTTCATTTCATGGATTCAAACATGATGTTACCTCATACAAAGGCACCGATGCATCAACAAAAGATATTGCAAAATTACTATATGATAACAAATCTGTTGCAGTATACACTGGTCTGGCTGAAGCTGGCCAACGTGCATTAGGCAATCGTTCAATTTTGTTTAATGCATTGAATGTGGATGCAAAAGATATTGTTAATAAAATCAAACGCAGAGAATGGTATAGGCCATTTGCTGCTGTTGTTTTAGAAGAAGATGCTGAGTTGTATTTTGATATGGGTAGAACGAAGAAGAATTTGTTTATGACACAATCGTTTGATGTTAAGACTGATTTGATTCCTGGCGTCACTCATGTGGATAACACATGTAGAGTGCAGACTGTATCTGAAGGATACTTGTATGACCTTTTGGTTGAATTTAAAAAACTTTCAGGTCACGGCATTCTTTTAAACACCAGTTTCAACCTTGCAGGTAAACCTTTGGTAGAAACACCAAAGCAAGCCATAGAAACTTTAAATACTTCAGTATTAGATTATCTTTGGTTTGAGGAAACAGGACAATTAATTACCTAAAAAATATGCTTGACAAGACAATGTAAAGCCTATATAATACACACATGATGCGGGTATGGTGCTAGTGGTAACACAAGACCTTGCCAAGGTTTAGTTGAGGGTTCGATTCCCTCTACCCGCTCCAGTATAGAATTGCAGGGTTAGTTTAATGGTAAAACTCCATCCTTCCAAGTTGGTGTCGTGGGTTCGATTCCCACACTCTGCTCCATTTAATGCGGTTTGTAATAGTACGATATAAGGTACCCCCTTATGTTAACTGAGCAAAGCAGTAGACCGCTCCATTTTGAGGACACTATGAATATTAAACCCTTGCATGATAAAGTATTGATTGAACGTATTGAGAATGTCAAAGAGACCGCTTCAGGCATCATCCTAAAACATTCCGAAGATCCAGATAAAGCAAGAGTACTTGCAGTTGGTCCGGATGTTACAGAAGTCCAGGTCGGTGATGTGGTTCAACCAGACTGGGGTAAGGCCGCAGCAGTGCAAGATTATTTCGTGGTGAAGATTGAAGATATAGCTTACATCTACGGAGAGTAAACATGTCTGCTGGTGGTAAAGGTTCTAGTCCAAGGCCGTTTAGTGTTTCACAGGAAACATTTGGTAATAACTACGACAATATTTTTAGAAAAAAATCACCAAAAGAATTAGAAGAAGATAAAATCGAACAAGAAGAATTTGATAGAATCTTAGAGGAAAATCTAGAACGTCAAAGACGGAAAAAGTCTTTAGATGCCATGGTGGCAGAAAATCAAAGATTAGGTTTATACGACAACTAATATAGCGGGTTGGTGAAATGGTATCACAGTGGGCTCATAATCCTCAGTTCCGGTTCGACTCCGTGACCCGCAACCATTAATCCTTATACACTTCATATATAAATTCCGCTTCAGGAATTCTTGTCTTTGTATTCTTACTACCCAATACAACAACCACTCTATCACCTTCACTTGTGTCTAATAGAATCGTGATACATCCACCAGATTCATTTATAAAACCAGTCTTACTGACTATTATATTTTGATAGTGTCCTATCATTGGGTTTGTGTTACGAAAAACAAACCATTTCTTCTTTACTTTTATTTTTATTTCTAACTTGCGGCTAGCATAAACTATATTGCTGTATTCTGCCGCAGCTTTTGTCAACGTCACCAATTCTCTTGCGGTGCTAACATTTCTTTCGTCTAATCCTGTTGGTTCATAAACAATGGATTTTTCCATTTGTAATTTTTTCAACTTATCATTCATAGCCTTGACACAGGCCGGCATACCACCAGGATAATGTTCACATAGTGTATATGCGGCTCTATTACTACTGTGTATCATGGTCATAGAAACCAAATTTGCTCGACTGACAACTTGGTTTTTTACTGGTAATCTATCTTTTATTTTTGTAGTCATTGTCAACATCTGGCTCATGTTAGGATTCGTATCCATCACAACCATGACAGTTAACAATTTTGTTATACTGGCAATAGGCCTAATCTTATCATAATCTTTACCACCTAATATAGTGCCATTTAAATCCGACACAATCCAGGATTTGGCTGTGAAGAATTCTGCTTTGACTGGTGATTGACCAAGAAGTATGGTGAAAAATAACAGAGTAATAAAAATTCTATATAACAATCGAAGGCTCCATATGGATTAAATATCATGGTGCAGGTACTCTAGACTTACAAGCCCTAGCATTGTTTATAGAAGTTGTATGCACAAGTTTACTTCCTCTTTTTTGATTATTACATTTATATTCACAAACTTGTATTCCTTTTGGATCCGTAAAACTTCTTTCCAAATTACAATAAGCACCAGTATCTTCTGAAATGCTTTTTGTATATATGACAGCATCCGGCATCAAGTTTATATTGATGGTTGGATGTGTAATCATAAGTGTTGCACTAGTGGTTAATAAAGTGAATAAGAGTTTATTTTTCATCTTCCTACGTATACCTTTGGTAGTTCTTCTAATTTACGTTGATGTTCAGATTTGGGAATTAATCCGTCACCATATTGTGGATACTTCTGTTGTCTATCATATGCTACCCACATAAACAAACCAGCCACAACAAAAATTATAATCATAACAGCAACGCCTGTAGCAAATTCATCTCTAATTTTTCTCATTCGTGCTGCACGGCGTTTTTCTAGTATTGCTTGTTCTTTCATTTGTTTGATGAGAAGAACCTTTTGTTCTTTACCCATCTCTTTCATCATTTCTTCCACTTCGGTATATAAAGCACCAAGTTCTGGAGGACTTTGATAAATCATCAACTCACGCAAATCAACTGACATTTGTTCTAACTGTTTACGCATAAGCACACGTTGTAAGGCACGTTTACCTAATGATGCATCTCCGGTATAGACTTGTGTCTTAGCATTTTTTTCTTCTTCTTCAAAAACAGCCATACACTTATAGAAGTTATCATAGTATGTGCCTAGATGTTCACCAATCTCTTGATAGATATTGGTAGTTTCTCCACCCTTTTTGTTTAGTTCAATTACACGATTTTTTTCCGAAACGTAGGCATTTCTTTGTGCTACACTTGCAGGTTTTTCTGGTGGATGAAGCTTTTTGAACTGGTCGTCAAGATCCTTGAGGACGTCTTTGACTTCCCCAGCTGCACCTTTAATATCTTTGTATAGTTTACATCCGGCTTTGACTGCCGAAACCGCACCATTTGCGAGGGCAAAGAGTGTGAATGGATCCATTTCTTTTTATACCATTTTTTTACTTGACATTATAACAAAAAAATGATATAATCTACGTTCAGGTCACACTATATAATTATTTAGGATAGGATTAACATGAAAATATATGCAATGAAATTAGTAACTGGTGAAGAACTTATTGGTGAAGTTGAAACGGAGAATGAAAATGAAATGGTGATTAAGAATCCATTAGGAATTGCCATTGTACGTGGTAAAGATGGTCAACCTAACGTAGGTTTTGCGCCATTTCCAATCCATGCAGAACAAAAATCAGACTCTACTATTGCCTTAAAGCGTGAACATATTGTATACTACTACGTTCCAGCAGAAGATTTTGTCAAAAACTATGACCAAATTTTCGGCACAGGCATTATTCTTCCAGGTCAACAACAAATCATTACAGGTTAATGACAACTTTTTATACAAACGTACAGGCACTTGGCGGCAAGATTCTTTATCGTGGCGTCAAAGATGGTAAAAGAATCAAACTGAAGATTGATTATGAACCACAATTGTATCTTCCAGCCCGTAACGGTAAAGGTACCCATAAATCACTTGATGGCCTAGACCTTGTGCCAAAACGATTTGATGGCATTCGTGAAGCCAGAGAATATGTGAAACAATATGATGGTCTTCCAGGTGCTCCAAAAATCTATGGTAACACAGGATATCAATACGCTTTCATTGCAGAACAACATTCTGAAATGGTTGATTGGGAACAAGATAAAGTAAGTGTTGCAATTATCGACATTGAGGTCGGTTCGGAAAATGGTTTTCCTGATCCATACCTTGCAAACGAACCTATCACCGCAATTGCAACGACCTTTCTGAATGGTCACACTTATGTGTTTGGTTGTGGTGATTTTCGTAATGATGATCCCGACAATATAACCTATCTGAAGTGTAAAGATGAATACACTCTTTGCAGTAAATTCATTGAGTTTTGGTTCAGAATGTATCCAGATGTTATCACTGGCTGGAACACCAAGTTCTTTGATATACCATATCTTGTCAATCGTTTTCGTAAGATTCTTGGTGAAGATAAGGCCAAGATGTTATCTCCATGGAATTATATCAGTGAACGTAAAACCAATATCAATGGTCGTTTGTTGATTGCATACAGTTTTGTTGGTATCGAATCACTTGATTATATTGAGTTATACAAATGGTATGCGCCAGGTGGTAAGTCACAAGAATCCTATCGACTGGATAATATTGCACAAGTAGAACTTGGTGAAGGCAAGATTTCATATGATGAATATGAGAACTTACATCAGCTGTATAGACTGAACTATCAAAAGTTTATTGAATACAACATTAAAGACGTTGCGTTGATTATTAAACTAGAGGACAAGTTGAAGTTGATTGAGTTGGCCTTAACTCTTGCATATGATACCAAGTGTAACTATGAAGATGTATTTGCACAGACACGTATGTGGGATTCATTGACGTATTCTTATTTGTTAGGTAAAGGCATCATTGTTCCACCAAAAGAAACACAGGAGAAAGATTCTGCGTTTGAAGGTGCATATGTTAAAGAACCACAAATTGGATTACACAATTGGGTTGCATCGTTTGACTTGAACAGTTTGTATCCACACTTGATGATGCAGTACAACATTTCACCTGAAACGTTAATTGAACCAGAAAACTATACTGATGAAATGCGTGGTGTTCTTTCACAAGGTGTTACTGTTGATAAAATGTTAATGAAACAAATTGACACTTCGGAACTGGTTGATGTTACAATCACACCAAACGGTCAATTCTTCCGTACCGACATTCAAGGTTTCTTACCTAAGATGATGGTCGAAATGTATGATGACCGCAAGAAATTTAAAAAGATGATGTTGCAAGCGCAACAGGAGTATGAGAATGAAAAAGATGAACGAAAAAAATATGAAATCGACAAACGAGTTGCCAGATACAACAACCTCCAGCTCGCAAAGAAAGTATCCCTTAACTCTGCCTACGGTGCTTTGGGAAGTCAGTATTTTAGGTTTTATGACCTACGCATGGCTTTGGGAGTCACTACGGCAGGCCAGCTTTCCATCAAATGGATTGAAGCGAAAATAAACCAATACATGAATAAACTTCTTGGTACAGATAACGATTATGTAATCGCTTCTGATACCGATTCTATTTACCTGCGCCTCGGTGATTTAGTAAATAAAGTTTATGGTGTTGATGGTGTGGTTAAAATGCCTGCACAAAAGATTATTGAATTTATGGATCGTGTTTGTGAAGATAAACTACAACCAC